CTCCCGCATCTTCACCTTACCGCCTTTGCCTACATCAACCTCGGCCTTGACATGGGCCAAAAACATCGCCAGGCGCTTGGGGTTATTGATATAGAACTGATGGTGGTAGAGCTTCAGCAGCCGCGAAAGCTCAGAGACAAACTCCTGGTCATAGCCCTTGAACATCTCGTTCGCTGCTTTTTCTATCACTCTCTTTTTCACAGTTTCACCTCCACCTTTATTACCGTATTCCCGTTTCCGTCGCTGTCAGCCCCGATGATCTCCAGATGGGTTCCGTCGATCACCAGTGCCGTGGCCCCACTCTCGTAGGCGTGGATCACCTCTTCGCGCTCCCGCCCATCCAGATAGCGGCCCCACTGGTTTACAACCGACGTCATCGCATCGCCCTTTTCATCTGCTCAACATTCGCCCGATTGGCGATCAGGAGTTTTTCCCGCTCGGAAAGACAGCGCCGAAAGGCCGCGTCGATACATCGGGCGTCATCAGTATTGACGACCACACGCCCCTTGACGCGCTCGATGCGGATTTGCCCGCACTTGACAGGACCTTTGAGCTTCGGCACGACGGGATGGAGCTGCGGACGGGGCTGGCTACCACAGGCCGTCATAGCTAACGCGATCAGTGACAGTGCGATTGCCCTCATCCACGCTCCTTTCATCGATGGTTTTGATCCGCTCTTCGGCCTTGGCCGCGATCACGGCGTTGTCCCGGTCCTGTTTTACCGCTTTGATCTCAGTCCGCTGGGCCTCCACCTTGTGACTCAGCCACTTATATCGCGCCACGATGGCAGCGACGGCGATGGCAATGGCGATGTAGAGACCCAGGCGGATGCTCACTCCTTGTCCTTTTCGACCGTCACGCCCATCTTTTTGGCCGCGATATCCTCCAGAGCCATCAGCCCCCGCGTGCCCATGTGCGAAGTGATCCCGATCAAAAACGCGCTCCAGAGCTGACTGAGGCCGGAGGCCTCGCAGAGCCAGAAGGTGAGGACTCCGATAAACCCGCTTATGGCGATATCCCCGACCAGTGCAGAGAGCGAAAACCGCTGGATCACCCCTTTGCGGATCTTGCGAATATTGTGAGTCACGCCGCCCCATACAGAAAGGGCAATTACCCAGATATAGGTGACAAAGGAGTAGTTTGTGGGGTCCTTGTGCGGCATCGCGTTATCCTTCATCGCCCTTGGCCTCTTGGATTGCTGCAATCAGCTCATCTTTTTTCAGGCCTTTATGGTCGATGCCCAGGCCTTCGGCAATCTTCACAAGCTCGTCTTTTTTGAGTCCTGCGAGGTCTTTGGGCTCATCGCCCTTTGCCTCTTTGATTACCCGCATCCGCCGAAATGTGATCATCCCCATCATCTACCCCTTACGCGATCTTGTGCTTGAAGGCGATCATGCGGATATTTTTAGGCTCATAGACACGCGCCCAATTACCCGCTGTCGCCAACGTCGCGTTATCGGGGTTAGGGGTGGTCACCGCCCACTTGACGCCGCGAGGATGCAAGATAAACGCTTCCCGACTGGTCAGAGTGTCCACGCCCCCGGCGGTGTCGCGGTCGGTCTCTACGGTAACCACGTCATGGGTGATGCGCGCGTAGGCAACGGCCCCGGCTGCGAAAAGGTAGGTGGTATAGACATCGGTATCAACGGGGAGCCCATCATCCACAATCACCCGCTTGCTGAGATAAGTGGGGATTCTCACCTTGGCATCACTGGGCTCGATGTATTCGATCAGCTGATCTTTTTGCAGCTTGGCGTAGGTCGCGCTGTGCATCGCGATTGCTGCAAGCTCACCGGCCACATCCCCCAGCTTCGCACCGGCGTCGATGGTGGACGCCGCATCGATCACCCCGGCCGCTCCGTCGTTCCCGGAAATATCCAGGACGTGGGTGGAGCTAAGCGCCCCGCCGAATACCCCCTTGAGGGCAGCGATCAGCGCCGCTTGGCGTTTGCGCTCCCAGAATGCGATCACCCGGTCGGCAATGGCACCCATCGGATCGGCCCCGCTCAGGAGCCCAGCGAAATCAGTGGCCCCCCACATCTTCGCACGAAAAATCTTGACGGCAATATCGAGGCTGGTACCGATCTTGTCGATGGTGAGAGGATCACCGTCGTACCCTTTGCCGCCTGCTTCATCATCACCGGTTAGATCGGCGAAGAAAGGAAGCCTCACAAACTCTCCGCCTCCGTTGGCCCTCTTCTGGATCTCCGCGTCGGTGTAAGTGATCCCGCTGTTGAGTAGGGCGCTCCGCTCGGCTGTCTTCTCCTGGAAATAGTCGTTCCACACTTCGGGGACGATAACGTCCGCCAATTTGGTCTCTGCCATCTGTTACTCTCCTTCTTTTTTGAGTCGTTCATAGAGGGCGGGGTCTTTTTTGTAGAGCTCAAGCCGCTCAGTCGCGCTCATCTCGCTCCACTTCTTCGTGGTCCCGCCTTCGCCGCCTGCACCGGCACCGCTGCCGGGCTGCCCTTTGGATTTGAGGAGGTGGGGTTTTGCTTCAAAAAACTTCTTGAGCCCCTCCTCCACATCGAGGACATTCTCCCCGTCCTTGTACTTCACCCCGCTATCGGTCACTTCGAGATTAGGCAGCAGCACCGCGCCGACGACATCGCCGTCGATCACCTCGAACTTAGACAGGGCCGACTGAAGAGCACTTTGAGCGGTCAGCGCCCTGTTTTTGCGCTCGATCTCCTCCAGAGACGCTTTGAGCGTTTCCTTTTCCGCGCGTTCCGCTTCAAGCTGCGTCACCAGCTCGCTTTTGCCCTCTTCTTTGGCCTTCTTGATCCGCTCGTCGAGATTCTCAACCTGCTTCGCCAGCTGCTCTTTGGAGCCCTTTACCTCTTCGAGAGATTGCGCCAACTCCTTTTTCTCGTTGCGGAGCTTTGCGCTCTCGTCTCGGAGATCTTTGAGCGCCTTGCTTACCTCCGCGTCAAGCGCTTCGGCATCCTCTTTCCCGATCTTCCCCGCCTCAAGCAGGGCCGCGATAGCTTTGAACATTTAACAACCTCCAGTCGTTTCCCCAATTTTGATAGCCCGTGCGGTCACTTTCGCCCCGAAACTGTCCATAGATGCGGAAACAATCGAAAAAAGCGAAAGGGGTTCAATGCAATACGAATACGACGACGACTTCATCGTTAATTCTCTGCCGCAGGAGGAGCTGGAAAGATACGAGACGATGGCGGCCAACGAGGTGGCGCAATTTGGCTTTGAAAACGAGTTCTACGTCAAAAACCTCACGATCTGCCGCACTTACATGCTGGCGGCCAGGGCACAGATCGAGGCCGACGGGATGGACGAGAAATACAAGGTATACAAAGAGGAGTTTGACCGCTACATGAAGCAGGCCGTCGCCAACGCTGCGGGCAATAAGAAGAGCGGTTCAACAAGCATCAAGACCGCGCCGATCGGGAGAGGGTAATGGTCTATCAGATCCTCGAAGAGATCAAAACCCAACTGACAGGCGTTGACGGTGCCAAAAGCATCCGCATCGGGCTGGAGCGCGGCATTGGGGCGAAAGATGCTCCATTCATTCGCATCGTTCCAACCCGCTTCAAAGCCGACAACGATGTAACCGACATCGAGTTCCAGGTGGTTTTCGGCTTCGACATCAAAAACCGCGACCACGAAGAGCTTTACCGGGCCTATTTCGAAATGGAGCAGAAAATCCGCGAAGTGCTCAGCTACCGTCTCCCATCCGCCAACTGCATCTGGATCGAAACCGTCACCGATGAAGACAAAGTGCCAAACCTTAAGACCGGCATCCTCCTCTTTGTAGCTCGCGGCGTCTTCGACTATCAGGGGCTTGCATGATCGAGATAACCGTTACCGGCGTTGACGAGACGCTGCGCAAACTTGAGGAGATCGGGCGCAACCTTGACGGAGAAAAGCTCGTCAGACACGCCACCGAATACGCCTACGAACAGGCCAAAGAGGGCGTCAAGCCCCACACGAAGACCGGAACGATGGAGCGCAACCTCACCCACCGGGTCCGTGGCGCAACAGGAGAAGTCTTTTTCCTGGACAGCGGGATGCTGCGAAACGGCACCAATTACGCCCTCTTCGTCCACTTCGGCACCCGCCCCCACGACATCCGGCCCACAAAGCGCAAAGCCCTAAGATGGGAGAAAAACGGCGTGTTCCATTTCGCCAAAACCGTCCACCACCCAGGCTACAAAGGCGATCCGTTTATGGAGCGGGCCGCTGACCGCACCTTCGCCAAACTCTACAACATCGCACAGGAGATCATCGATGGATAATTATGTCAAAAAATGGAAATTTGCCACGGAAGCCTACAAAGGAGAGGGGGGCTTCGCCGACGGCAGCTACCTCGATCAATACCCCAGAGAGAACGACGACAAATTCCAGCGTCGCAAGGAGACCTCCACCTATACCAACCTCTTTGCCCAAAAAATCGCCCGATACAACGGCTATCTATTCCGCCGTCCGCCGGTACGCTCCAGCTCCAGCGATCTGATCCGCCTGATCTTCGACGACGCCGACCGGATGGGCAACAGCGCCGATGTCTTTTTCTCCTCTTTCGCCGCCGGTGCCAAAGTCAGGGGTGCTGGGCTGCTGCTTGTCGATATGCCCGCCGAGATCCCGGCCACGCTGAAAGAGCAAAAAGAAGCCCGTGCCGTCCCCTACTTTGTCGAGATCACCCCCGAAAGCATCACGGATTACAAGATGGACCGCTTCGGTCGGTTCGAGTTTGTCAGATTTAAAGACATCATCGACCGATCCACTCCGGAGGAGAAAAAGATCGTCAATGTGGTTAGACACTACGATACGGAGGGTTGGGCGGTGCTGGAGGACGGCAACGTTATCGACAGTGGAGAACACGGTTTGGGGGTCTGCCCCGTGCTCCCGTTCGGAGAAAACGGAAAATTTCCAACAACCGGAGAGTTCACACAGATTGCCGACCTTGCCAAAGCCCTCTATAACCTTGATAGCGAACTCAGGGAGATTCTGCGCTCACAAACATTTAGCCTGCTGACGATGCAGGGCGATCCCCCGGGCGAAGAAACGACGCTATCAACTGACAACGCCATCTTCTACCCAGTCGAGGCGGAGCGTCCAGGGTTTATCGCGCCGCCTGCCGCCCCTGCTGACACATATCAAAAAAAGATCGCCGAAGTGGCGGCATCGATCGACCGTATCGCCTACGATATCGACACATCAAAGGCGGCCGAGAGCGGTATCGCGTTGAGCATCAAGTTCCATGGGCTCAACGGCTCACTGTCTAACTTTGCCATGCGGATGCAAGATCTGGAGATGCGGGCATTCGATATCGCCTGCCGATACCTCGGCATCCCAAACGACGTGAGCGTATCCTACCCCAAAGAGTTCCACGTCCTGGACGTCCCCAAAGAGATCGAGACCCTCGACGGCATCAAACAGCTTGGCTACTCGATTCCGACTTACGAAAGAGAGAAGCTGAAGCGAATCGTCTCCAACGATCTGGGCGGGGTGGATGATGAGACGATGCAGAAGATTGTGGGGGAGATTGAGGATGGGTTGAAAGAAGAGTGATTTTGCAGTATAATATGGGTATAGGAGCGACAGTTCGGAAATAACCCGTCTTGCCGACGGCGAGGGCCTTCGGGTCGTCGATATGAGAGGGTGACGGTCTCTCCGCTCCTATCTTCCTCTATCAATAACTTCATAGTGTGGGTTTTTTATATCGTCCTTTGAAATGTACCCTGCTGTTAGAATAAGTGATTCCTTTTTGCCTTTACGGATAAATTTCGTATCCACCACCACCTTGATATACCGATTGTCTCCCACTTTGCGACAAAACCACAGCACATTTTTGCCGTTGGCTTTTTCGATGACAAGCACATCCCAATCCTCTATGATCTCGGGGATCTTCAGGATATCCTCATCACTCAGACCTGCCCCTCTTTGGCGTTTGCTCGCTCTGGATAGGTGGGTTATCCCTTTGTGGTTGAGATAAATCTCTTCCGAATGCACCGGTATGGCATGCCGTTCAAGCACCGCCAGCACCTCCGCCGACAAGACACCGACGGCGATCTTCGCCGGGAACGTGTGCCGCAGTTTTTCGACGGCCCGTGCGAATTGCAGCATCTTTTTTAGCACATCTTTGACACCAACCGCCGCAGAAAGAACCTGAATCACCGGGGAGATCGGATACTTCGGCCTCGACGCATTGAAAATGCTCTCGACACTCGTCCCCTCACGCCACTTCTTCCACGCCTCCCAGCTACCCAGTATCTGGCGCTGCTGATTTTCACTGAATCGCTCCAGCGTCTTGCGCGACGGATTGCGCACACTCTTGCGCTTGACGTCGCGGTAGTAGGGTTCGTACTTGCATCGGCAATGCGGATGCAATGGGAGCGATACCATCTCACGCTTTGGCACGACCCCACGGCCATAGCCTACGTCGAGGTTGGCGTAGTAGTCGCAAATGTCCATCATCGGATGGGCGCTGCTCATCGTGTAGCGCACCAGCTCGATCTCATCGTCTTGCAGCATCTCTTTGGCGTTGGCCAAATTGAACGCCCGCATCTCTTCGGTTACGGCTATACGCCTGGCGTAGTATCGCGATTTTTCCTCGATCGCCACCTTCGCGGCCTTTTGCAAAGCCACACGGTTCTCGGATTCCACCGCCCGCACGATGTCGGCGTAGGCCGCACGCAATGGCCGCGTCCGCAGTCTGGATACCTGTTTGACTACACGCTTTTGCACGGTAGGCTTTTTGAGTTGGCGGCGAAGGTAGAGTGGCAGACCCTTGACGACACCCAACACCTCTTTATCCCGGAATCCATAGCCCTCGTATAGCTCCAGCGTCAGATCCCGGATACCTTTGCCCGCCTTTTGCGCGCTCCACAATAGACCTACCGCCTGCCCCGCCGCCTGTCTTGCGTTGCGGTACAGCATTTGTGAGAGTTCCGGGGGCGTCGGAACGACGGGGGGGAGTGCGTGGGTGGGGAAGTGGTCTTTGAGGTGCTTGTAAATGAGCGGCTCCATAATCTTCTGCACCCGCTTGTTATACCGCGCCAGCTCATCATCGATCATCAGTGATAGAGCCTTGCGGCTCCACTCGCTTGCAGCATAGTAACGCTTTAGCACCCGCTCCAGCAGACGCCGGGCCTCTTTGTCAATTTTCCGCATTGGCAATGACCCTGCGGACGGTTCTGGGGCTCCTGTCATACATTACGGCCAGCTTTTTGATGGCTTCAGCCCGTGGTACTCCAATGTTTCTCATGTGTCGATAGTCATCCAGTATGTCTTTGTGTTCCACGGCCCACCTGGGCACCGTAACCGAGCAGCCCTTTAGCGCTCTGCAAAGCTTGTCGGCCATCTCCTCGGGCAACATCGTATAAAAAACCTGGTGGTCGATCCTCATAGCCCCTTGATCCTCCCCGTTATGATATTGGTCTTTTTCCCGATCGCGCTGAATATCCCGTAGCGCATCGCATCCATAGCGTCATCGCCCTCTTTGACCGGCTCATCGAGACTGTTGCCGGCTTTGTCAGTCTTCCAGCAGTAAGTCTTGATCTCTTTGAGGATGTTCTTGCTTCTGGCCGTGATGTGCAGGCGCATACCCTTGACGGTGTTGATCCCGGCAAAAACGTCTTTCATCGCCTTGTCGATCTTCCACCCGGCACGACGGCACTCGGCGATCAGATCGGGGCGGGCGGAATCTGCCCAGGTCTTTACCCGCTTAAGCTCTGGGCGATGCTTCTCTACCCATTCGATCATCGCGCCGTTTTCCTTCTCCCGCTCGTAGTAAACTTCATCGATGTAGGCATCTTTCCCGTCGATGCGAATATGCACTAGAGCTTGCGGGTGGTTGTAACCGAAGTCCAGCCCGCAGCACTCCAGCTCGAAATGCTCCGGCATCGACTCGACGACCTGATAGCTGTCGTAGATCACCCCTTTGAGCACGCCCCACTCGCCAAGTGCATAGACACGGTAATAGCTCGGATTGGTCTCTTTTAGGGCTTCCAGCCGCCGCACATAGTCCTCGTCAATGAACTGGTTGTCCAGGTATGTGGTTTTAAGCACCATCGCATCGGGGTCCACCCGGTCGAAAAACCGCTTTTTAAGCCAGTGCTGATCGGTGATCGGGTTGAAGGTGAGGATGATCTGTTTGTAGTTTCTGAGATGCTTACCCCGAAGACGTAGATCGAGCTGGTCGAAATCCTCCTCCGTCAGCTCGCTTGCCTCCTCGATCCACATCCCCGTCACGTCTTTGATCGACTTGATCTTTTCGGGATCGTCAAGCCCACGGAAAATGATCGTGTTGCCGTTAGGCCCGACGATGGTCATCTCTCCTGATGGGCTGGTGGAGTAGGCGAAAAGGCTTTGCACTCCCATCTTCTCGATGGCGTCGATGATCTCCGCACGCATCGACTCCCTAATAGTGTTCTGGACTTTCCTCACGCCTAAAAATTTGTGCCGGCCCTCGGTGAGGCAGCGGTAAACGATCTTCTGCGCCGCCGTGACACTCTTGCCTGACCCAGCACCGCCGTAGAGCACGAGATAGCGGTGTTTATCGTGGAAGATCGGATAATAGACCCGATTGACGATCCTCGGGAACTGGGAAAGGTCAATCGTCACCGTCGAACTCCTTGGGGACTCCGACGACAATCACTTCGGCTTGCTTCTGCTTGTTGTCGCGCTCATAGCCGCCGAGATGCTTCATCAGCTTTTCGAGTGCGGCGTTTTTGTCTGCCAACTTCGCTTTTAGTGTCTCCTCGCTACTCTGTCCGGTTACCACCTTCTTTTCCAGCCCGACAATTGCGCGACGGGCAGACTCCGGGATCTCGCTGATTGGCTTCATGTTCCCCTCGTCGTCCCAGATCTCCGACGGATCAACGAAAGCGATTGCGGTGATCTCTTTTAGCACTCTATCAATGCTTATCTCGTTTCGTTTTTCGGCGGCTTTGCGTAGAGCTTCAATTCTTACCGAAACCTTACGCCTTGCCAACATCTTGGACCCGGCCACATTCACGGCATTTTCTTTCCACTTTCTCGATGCCGGGTAGGCCGCCTTGTATGCCGCACTGGCATTGCCGCCGTTCTTGACGTACTCGACCGCGAACTTCTCCTGTTTGGGGGTCAGCCCGTTGTGTTTAGCCACGTTTCGCCTCCTCTATTTCGATAATGATCAGATCCCGCTCTCCGTAATACTTGATGGCCTCGACATGCACTACCTGCGCATCGTCTCGGTACGCGATCCCGTTGAGCGCGTCTTTGATCCCCTTTATCAAGTTGTCGGTATCCGGCTTACTGGCGTGGTAATGGGTCTCGGCCTTTCTCTTTTTGCTCCAGCTCTTCGGGTAGCGGAATTGAAACGCCAGCGTCAGCTTGACGGGGCCGTCGTGCTTTTTGATATGACGACATTGCAAAGCTATGGCCCGCTTATAGTTCGTGTAGCGCGTCGGGTTGTAGGTTCCGTTCCTGGTAACGCGTGGCCGGGGCGCTCCCATCGGGGTAATCTCGATAACTGTCATTCTTGCCCCCACAACTCACGGCTCGGAAACGGCGGCACAGTGACGCCCTTCCGCCCAAGCGCTATTGTGATGTAGTCGATCATTTGGTCGATCTCCTTGCGCTTCAGCTTTGTGGTAGAGTCGATCCCGAATACCTGGCGGATCGTCGCCTTGATGATCTGGGTCTTGACCAGCTCCATACTCCACTCGATATGGTTGCCGAAGATTCCGGTCATGTAGAGCCCCTCGCTGTTGAGCGTGTCGGCGATCTGCTTCGCCCACAAATGCAAAGCACGATTCTGCTGGCTCGTGCGCTGGTCCATATTCCGCATATCGACTACATACTCGGCATCGCTGAATTTCTCCCACTTCTCCCGATCCGCTTCTGTGGCTGGTATCGCGACGTCTCCGATCTTTTTGATGATTATTTTCATTTGCCCCTCCAAACGAATAATCGCTCAATAACATTCTTTTTATTATTTGTTGCCAGCTTCCGTTTTGATCCCATGTAGGGTAGGCCAAGGCCTGGTCTGTATTTCATCCCATCGCCTCCATTGCCTGATACTCTTCCCAGTTCCGCTCTCCGATCTCCTCGATCTCTTTGCGGGTTTTGCACACCCCGCGCCGCCCGTGGTGGATCTCGTGGTGGCACTCTCGGCAGATGGCGACCAGGGAGCGGTCGTCTTTCTTCGCGCCGAAGTAGCCATACTTGGCGTGATGGGCCTCCTCCGCCATCGCCATGCCGCATACCTGACAGATGGGGTGAGCGTCGAATAGCCATTGGCGATAGTCTTGTAGCTGCTTGCGGGGGAGTCTCATGCCATGCCCCTGGCCGCGCTCTTGGCTATTGCGCCTACTTTTTTGTGTCCGACTATCTGCGGCCTGGACTTTTTGTCGATGATGGCTTTCTCTATCTCCTCAACCAGCCTGTCGCGTTCGCATAGCTCAACTACCATCATTGTTGAGCCATTGCCGACCTCATAAAGGGCCCGCAGCTCCTTGACGGTAAAGAATGGCTCGCCGTCCACTCGCCTGGCGTCGCAAAAGCCGACACTCTTGCCTTCGGCCCAATGATTTTTTATCTTGTTTTTCACTTTTCGGACTTTCCCATCCAGCTTTTGCGCGAAGGTTTGAGCCGTGAGGCTTTTGGCTTTCTCTGCCCGGTATCTTTGAGCCAAAATGTCAAGTCGCTCAGGGCGGCTCGTGAACTCTATCCCGTCTTTATGATCCCGAACAAAATCCACAAATTCATCGATGTCCTGAACCCCTTTGACCGCATCAGCGAGCGCGACAGTATGCTGGGAGTTGTTGATGTCCAGCCCGGAGACGTTTGCAAGGCTAATTAATGACTTCTGCATCTTCATACCCCTCTGTCTCATCAACCGAGATCATTCCGTTCTCTATCATCCACCCCAACGATCCAGGCTGAGCGCCGCCATGACCTCTGTTACTTGGAGTGCGGTTTTTCGGCGAGAAGAGCCCTTGATATCCGTTCGAGATCGAGTGCTCCACCTTTGATGCAAAGCCTATCGGGTCGGTTTCGTAGTCTTTGAACAGTTTCTGGATCGTGCGTGCTTTGAGAGGCTTTCGGATTTCCTTCCGGTAAGCGATCCACTCCTGCAAGGGTGGCGGTAGCTCCTGGGGCTCTTCGAGTTTGCGGTCGTCGGATTTCCCCCCGGGGGGATTACAGGGGGGTATAGTCTCTGTAGTAGTCTCTGTTGTAGTCTTTACACGCGTCTCATCTATAAGCAGTCGGGACGATTCCGTCCTATAAGTTGGGACGGTTTCGTCCTGTAGTGTCGGGACGGTTTCGTCCTTTCCAGTCGGGACGGTTTCGTCCTGACTTGATTGGACGCTTCCCAGGCATTTTTCATACTCTTTCCAGTCGATGGAATAGTAGGTTTTTGCAGGTAATCCTTCCCTGGATACGATGATAAAAGTGGCTTTCTTCAGTGCCTTCTTCGCCGTTTTCAGCTCACGCTCGCTGAAGCCAAGCTCATTCATAAGCTCTTCGTTTGTCTTATGGATCTTGTCTTTCTTTGCCAGCCAATACATCAGCTGGGACAGCAGCACCGCGCCATGTAGGCTTTCGGTGACCTGGTGATAGATCGGATAGTAGGCTATCGGCCTCTGGTTGAGCTGCTTGAGAATGTTCTTCATGCTGCCTCTCCCCCCACCCGCTCGATCTCGTCAACCGGCATCCAATAGCGCGCGAACCGCTTGCCATTGCTGCGGTTTGTAACCATCTCGGTTTCGATCTGGTAGCCCGCGTCTCTGAGATCCTTGATCCTGGCGCCCAAACGCCAGCATCCAAAGAGATCGGCGGCTTCGAGTTGAGAGAGTGATTTCCCGCTGAGTAGATGTTTGAGAATGGCCGCTTTTTGCGACCTGGTGGCTTTATTGTCAAGAGTCATAATTCATCCTTCCAAGATGCTTCGCCATAGCAGGAGGCCGCCCGAATCTTGGAAGGATTTGGAAGAGCGACGGCCTGCTATGGGCTCTTGTAAGGCAGGCT